CGCACAGCAATCCGCGAATCAGACTTCAAGCACGAATCAGGGTCTGCAGTCGATTATTAACTCCATGGGTCAGAATCAGTTTGGCAACACGCTGAATCTCGCTCAGCTGCTCACCGGCCAGAATCAACAGAACTTCTCGAACCTCCTTGGTGCACAGCAACTGCAGTCGAGTCAGCAACAAAACACAGGACAGAATCTGCAGAACATCCTGCAACTGATGATGGGAATTGGGCAGAACTATACTGGGAATCAGCTGCAACAGCTCAATCCTCTCCTCACCGCAACGCAGGCATCGACGTCGAGCCCAGCAACTGCAGGCGGAATTTTGTCGAACCTCGGAGTCGCGAATCAAGCATCGGGACAGAATGTGGCCTCAGGCCTTGGCGGCATTGCAAATGGAGTTGGGAACCTGATTCAAGGCATTAACTTTGGTTCCGGCGGCGCAACAGGCTCGTTCAGCGGAGGCAACTTTGGTGGGGCTTTTGTGAACCCGACAGCTGGCTACACCGGCGGAGGGAACTCCTACGGCTTCACAATGAGTTAAGGAGAATGAAATGGCTGGCGCATACGGTGAACCGATTTATCAAGCTTATGTAGACGCGGTGAAGTCGCGGCAACAAGCTGACTTGCAAAAGCAAGAACTGCAGCTCAACCAAATGAAAATGGGGATGGAGTATTTGAATCTCCAACAAAGTCTGCAAGAGCGGCAGATTACTTCTCAAGTCTGGCAGCAAATGAACGGCGGGCAAGGTGGCGCGGATGGGACTGCTGGCGGATCGGGTCCTAACCACAACCCGACGACTGGAGACGATCCGACACTAAAACAAGCCGCGGTGTATGATACGCTCGCGGCGAAACTCGGCGGCGTGAATCCGAAGATCTCAATTGACTACGCAAACAAAGCGAGTGAAATCCGAAACCGTTACTACACGCAGCAGAAAGATAAGCTCCAAATTGCCAAGGCGCAGACAGAGCAAGTAGCGAATGTGTTTGGTTCGATTACTGATCAAGGCGGGTATACAGAAGCTCTGGCGCAGTTGCAAGACCAGGGGATTGATGTTACTAAGTTCGGACTCTCGGGGATTTATTCAACTGACGCTCCGAAGCTCGAGTCGATCGCAAAACAGTCAATGACCTACGCGCAGAAGTTGACTGCCGCGCATCAGTCGGCGACAGAGCAACAAGCCGGGTTGACGTTGCAGGAGCGTATTCGCCATGACCAGGCAACCGAAGGAACAGCTGCCGCGCACTTGGCTCTGAGTGAACAGTCAAATCAATTGCAAGCTTCTTGGAAGCGCTTCGACATGGAGTATAAGTCGCGGGAGGAAGCTCGCGCGCAAGCCGGATTCCAGCGGACAACTGACGAAGCCATTGGCAAAGCTAAACACTACGCGCAGACTCCGAATCCGAAAACTGACAAGCCGTATATTGATTCTCTCATGGCTTCGGATCAGCGGTTTAAGGACTTGACGACGCAGCAAAAGCAGATGGCGAGCGCGGAGATTAATCTAACCGCTCGCAATGCACTGGGCGAAATGGTGACGAAGCCTGGGGACACTCCGAGTGCAGATGATTTTATGTCAGCCGCGCAGAAGGCCGCGGACGGAGTGGCGAAGAGGATTACTACGAAGTCTGGCGGGTTCTTTGGAATGACCAAGACAGCCCAAATCGCACCGAAGCAACCAGACACGACTGGAACCAAAGCTAATCCCTCGAAAGGCGCAGTGCTTCCGAAGACCGTTAGTTCACAAGCCGAAGTCAGCGCGCTTGCAGTCGGTGCGCAGTTCACACTCAACGGGAAGATTTACAAAAAAACTTCCGCGACTGAGGTGGAGGAAGTCAAATGAACATCGATGCGCTGTTCTCGGGAACCCCGCCTTTGCCTGGGGGAACTCCGGGTAATGAGAAGCCGGCAGCTCCTACCCCCGCGCAAGGCGGCAAACAATCAATCGACTCCCTGTTCGGAGGCGGAAATGGAGGAGAAGAAAAACCAACGTCGCCGCTCGCTGGCTCTCGATCGGCACTTCCGGAAGCGGGACAGCAAGTTCAAAGAGCAAGAGAGGAAGAGGGGGGAGCTCCTCCGCCGACTCCGGAAGACGTGCAAAGAAATCTGGTAGACTTGCGCGGACACACGACCTCGAGGGAAAGGGCGAAAGCTTTCCTCTCGGATTTGAAAGGCGAGAAGCATCTGAGTGATTTGATTACTGGGAGAGAGCCAGGAGCTCCGGATCCGAGTAACAAGAGATTCGGCGCGCAAGCTGACGTCTCGCGTGAGAAGATTGAACAAATGACAACCGGCTTTGCTATGGGCGATGTAGCAGGACCTGCGGCGGGAGTCAAAGCTGCTGCGCGCGCGATTGATGGAGTTACGAACAGGGCCTTCGGCGTTTCGATTCTGGATAAGTTCGACACTCAAGTTGGCGCGCAAGTTTCAAGCCTCTCTGATAAACTCTATCAACTCAGCAAGTCCGCGCAAGGTATGAAGATGCAGTGGATGACTGATGTGAAGAACTATCTGCCGAAGGATTGGAAAGAGCACGCGGAGGATATTTATCATTCGTTCGAAGATCCGGGTGTGAAGCTGAGTCCTCGAGCTCAGGCGCTGAAGGACAAGACTGTCCAGCCAATCATGGCAAAGAATGCTAAGATGAGAGAGCAACTTCGCGAGCTCGGTGTGAACGTTGGGCCAGAGGTGGAGAATTATATCGAGCGCGTGCCGGTGAAGTCATCAAGTCTCATCGATACTCTTCGCACGAATATGCCTGTGGGGAGGCCGAAGGGAATCTCGACCTTCGCGCCGGAGTTGCAATCGAGAAAGATTTTCGAGATGCAAGGGACGAGTGGAGAGAAAGATCTGCATTTTGTTCAGAACTCAGGGAATACCTATTCGGTCTGGCGGAATCAGGAGAAACTCGGTGGAGGGAAGTTCACCGCGGAAGAGCTGGAGAACAAGCAAATCACTTTCGAAGGGGAGAAATACAACCTCGCCACTGGTACGACGAAGAATATTGAGAAGCACGCGCCCTTTCAGTACTACCATGATCCGTTGCTCTCCGCAATCCAAGGCAATATTAATCTCAGCGAAGCCTTGACCAATGCGAAGTTTCTGGAGAATTTCAAAACTTCTCCCGAGTTCCGCGGCAGTGTCATCGCGCCGAGTAAGGCTGCACCAGAAGGCTTTCGAGAAGTCTCGATCCCACAGCTCAAAGGTTATAAATTCAGCCCGCGAGTAGCTAATGTTCTGGATGATTTCTCCGGCGCAGGCAAGGGCAATGATCCGCTTTCGAAGTTCAACGACATTACTCGAGTTGCAGTGTCAAGCTTGTTTTGGAACCCGTTGCCTCACATTATGAACGTGCTCGATCACAAGATCGTCGAAGGAGGCTTAGTTGGGAACCTCAAAGCACTCAGCATCGACTTACCTTCGACGGTTAAGACAGCAATTGCCGCGCACCGTGAGGTTACTCAAATGGGGCCTCTGTACCGAAAGGCTGTCAAGGAAGGAGCGGGGCTTATTTATCCGTCGGTTGCTTTGCGTGACTTTTCGGAGACGATGATTAATAAGCTCGGCACCGCGCCAGAGATGGGTATGGTAGCGAAAGCCTGGGGCTATGCGAATCCCGTGAATATGGTCAAGGCGATTTATCAACACTCGGCGAAGAGCTTGTGGTCCTGGAACGACGTGATTATGATGCACGCTTACATGTCGCATATGGCGGAAGGGCAGGCACTGCCGACAGCGATTAGGGAAGTGGAGAAACACATTCCTAACTACCGTGTGCCGGATCAAGTCATGGGCTCGAGGCTTCTTGGCCAGTCATTGCAGAGTCCTGGGGTAACAGCTTTTGGGAGATACGACTATGGGCGTTTGGCTTCTTATGGCAACATGGTTAAGGATCTCATTGGTCGAGACTCTTCTATTGGAGAGCGCGCGAAAGCCCTGGATCAAATGGCTATGCTTGCTGTCTCTAGCTTTATTATATACCCGGCTATCGATAATCTCGTGAGGGGAATTACGGGGAATGAACATGCAGGGATTAGAAGATTCGGCGCGGCGACTGTGCCTGAGGCGATTCAGAAATTCGCGCAAGGGGATTCGAACTGGGGCATGTTGATGGGGACTGTGATGCCGCTGAGTCCTGCGATGAAAGTACCGGTGGAGTTGGCGACAGGACGGGATACTTTTACTGGGAAGAATATTGCAGACGAAAAACTTCGCTATGGAATGCAGCAGCTTGCGCCAACTGGGCAGATTTACAATGCCTTTATGAATCCGAAGAAATCTGCGACTGAGGTTCTCGCAAACCAGATGGGGATTAACATTCCAAGCGAGGCGACGATAGCGGCCCGTGATCGCGCGAAGGCGAGAGAAGAGAAAAAGCGCTTGAAGGAGGAAGAATGAAAGTCTTGATTATTGACATCGACGGGGTCTGTGTGAGCATGGCTCTACAGGCTCAGCACGCCGGACATCAGGTAAAGGTTTTTATCTCCCCGCAGAAGTGTGACAATATCGGACGAGGTCTGGTGACGCGGGTGAGTGACTGGCGGGAACATATGAAATGGGCTGAGCTTATTGTGATGACCGGAGTTGGGAAGTATATGAAGGAGCTTGACGCATACTTCGACAAAGGTTATCCGATTCTCGGAACCAACTGGGACGCGGCACAACTCGAGATCGACCGGGAAGTCGGGATGGAAGTTTTCCGGCGCGCCGATATGGACGTTGTGCCTTATCGGATCTTCCACAGCTATGACGAGGGGATTGAGTATGTGAAGAAAACAAAGAAGGATTATGTCTCGAAGCCCCTCAACGACAACGCAGACAAGTCGACAAGTTATGTTTCGAAAGACTGGAAGGACATGTGCTTCATGTTGGAGAAATGGAAAAAGCAAGGAAAGACTTATCCGTTTATTCTCCAGCAAAAAGTCGAACTCATAGGGGAAGTTGGAGTCAGTGGCTGGTTTGGCCCCAAGGGCTGGATGGATACCTGGGAAGAAGATTTTGAGCATAAGAAACTCTGCGTCGGAAACATCGGGCCGAATACTGGAGAAATGGGAAATGTCTGTAAATACGTTGACAAGTCAAAGCTCGCGCGAGAGTTCCTCCTCCCGCTTACAGACACCCTGCACGCCCTGGGATTCGTCGGCAACTTCGCCATGGGGCTTCTTGTTTCAAAGTCTGGCATCCACCCAAGTGAGTGCACTGCTCGACTCGGCTGGCCTATTACCTTCCAACAACAATCTCTTCACCGAGAACCCTATGTGGAGTTTTTGAAGAAAGTCGTCGAAGGAGAAACCCATGCACGAGTCTCACGCGATATTGCAGTTAGCACTGTTATCGGCATTAAGCCTTTCCCTTATGAGGCTATGGCTAGCTCTGAAATTTGTGAAGGTTATCCTATCTGGGGTATTGACCAGGACAACTTCGACTCGATCCACCTGGCTCAAGTGCGAGCTGGTAAACCTCTTGGTGAGGATGGCTTTGTCACTGCTGGCCCTTATGTGGGTTGCTGTGTTGGTCGGGGTAGCACTGTGACAAGAGCTCGCGAGAGAAGTCTTGCCCTGGTTAGGGGGCTGGTTATTCCTAATTCTCCAATTTATCGTAATGATATTGGTGCAGATCTTGGGCCAGTGATTCAGAAGCTGCAAGCAAAAGGATATCTTGAGGAGTGGCCAGATGCCGATCAATAACGTTTCCCCTCCGCCGATTGATAACGATCCGCCCCCGCCGACGGATGAAGGGAAGAAGAAGCTACAGCAGTTTATCAGCAAGTCGACCTGGGGGTCGTTCAAGACCTGGCTGTCGTTGCAGGTAACCGCAGCGTTGAATCAGATTTTGCAATTGCTGCAAAATGTTACGTTTGACGGGAATAAAGGAGTCGGATCGATTAATGGCCTGCCTGCGACTCCGGGGATGGCGCAGTTGCTGGGGAGTGGGCAGTTCGGATTGTTTTTAAGTGGCGGGAAGATAAGAGCACAAAACTGGACTCCTGCGCTTGTAGTCGTGACAGGAAGTTATACTTTCGGCACACCTGTTGGGATTTATTATCAAGTAGGAAATTTGGTTTTTATCGAGTTTCTGGTTACTATAGCCACATTTACTACTGCTGGTTATATGCAGTTCTCTGTTCCTCCAGGACTGCCTCTGGGGACGGCAGCTGTTATGGCAGGGCGCGAAAATGCTATATCTGGTTATATGTTACAAGCATATAATAACTCATCAACCACTATGATTATCGCGAAGTACGACGGTACGAACAGTGTCGCAGCAGCTGGTGACCAGATGTTTATTACAGGAGTTTATTACACGCCGTAATCGGGCCGATTAATTTTGTTTATTATTGATATAAGGATTTTACCATGCCAGCTTCTGATCCTATCACAGCAATTGGGAATGTCGTAGATACTGTGTTGTCGCGTGTAATCCCAGATCCGCAGGCCCAAATGCAGGCGAAGCTTGCCGCGGGACAGATGATTCTGAGCGGCGAACTTGCTACGCTGACGGCGCAGTCAGGGATTATTACTGCGGAAGCGAATTCAACGAATAAGTTCGTGTCGAGCTGGAGGCCGAGCTTGATGTATTGCTTTATTGCGATTATTTTTAACAACTACCTGCTCGCGCCATATCTCCAGGCAATGTTCCATGTCGGGCTGCAGTTGCAGATCCCAGACCAAATGTGGGATTTGATTAGGCTCGGAGTCGGCGGATATGTAGGAGGCCGGAGTCTGGAAAAGATTGCCGGAGGGAAAGGAGTGAAGGGGATTATCGGCGGGGTCTTGAACGGTCCCGCGCAAAGCCAGCCACAGCCAGCTCAATCGCAGGATTCGCAATCTATTTTCAAGGGGAATTGAGATGACTTTCTCGACTTATCAATATGCGCGGCTTGCGGGCCAGTTCCTTACTACAACTGGCGCGACAACGATTGGTACGGTGCCGGCGTCGACTCAGTGGATGGTGCAAGATATCGAAGTAGCGAATGCGGCGGGGAGTGCGGCAACGATTATCTTGACAATGGGTGGATTTATTGTTTTTCCTATCCTTACGGTCCCAGTGAATCAGCTGCTTCACTGGACCGGGCTCTATGTGTTGAATGCTGGGGAGACGATCGTTGCGACCGCAGGTACTGCGAATATACTTACTGTAACGGTACACGGCCAAACGGGGGTCTGATATGTTTGGATTCTTTCCAGGCATTGGTTTAGGCAATGCGCTGATTGCGCCGCCAGGGACGAGTATTCCAATGGCGCAAGCTGCCGCGCCAGCGGGCTGGACTTCGAGCGCAGTGACAGATACGAGTTTTCGGTATAACTCAGGAACAGGCGGGGGCTCAGGCGGTTCGATTGCGTGGAGCTCGTGGAACTTTGGCGGGACGTTTGGTGTGAATACGTTTACGCTGAGTGTCGCGCAACTTGCCGCGCATAATCACCCAGCGACTGACAGCGGTCACATTCACACGAGTCCGGGGCACTTGCACCAAAGTGCAACGGGGTTTGGATTCTGGACGAACGCAGCAGGCCAGTCGTTGAACTTCCCGGGCGGGTCGAATTCGATTCAGAATGAATCGACAACGAACGCGGTTGCAGTGACTATTAATACCGACTTTGCGAACGTCACGACGTCGAATACAGGCTCCGGTGCAGGCATCTCCCCGACTTATACGACGCCTCAGGTTAAATACGTCGACCATATTCTTGCGGTGAAGTCATGAAAGAGAAAGCCAAGATGTGTCCGTTTCTGAAGAAAGCTTGTATTGAACATGAGTGCATGATGTTTACTCATGTGACGATGGATAATCCACAGACCGGCGCGGTAAAGGACGAGTGGATTTGTTCTATCGTCATGATACCTCTGATGCAGATGGACACAAGCAAGTGGACTCGGGGAGTCCAAGCCAGCGTGGACATGGCGCGCGCCGAGACGCAGGAGGGCCAACGTCGTTTTCTGGAGCTTGCTGAAGGCGCGCAGAAGATGAAACTAACTGGGAGTTAGCGATGCTAACCGAGGGCGAACAACAACTACGGGACAACGTTAAAAAGATCTTAGCGGCAGTCACGGAGACCAATGAAATGGTGAGGGAAGTGAAGTTGTGGCGGAAGTTTATCGCCTGGGCTTTCGCTTTCGTCACCGCGGCTTTGACACTGAGAGATCTCTGGGGATACATATCGAGGATATTTAGATGACTAATACACTGATTTACCCATCGCGGTTCATGGCCTGTGCGGGATTTATAATCGAACGGATTGAGAAGGGGTATGTAAATGACCCGAATGACCCTGGCGGAGAGACCAAGTACGGAATCTCAAAGCGCAGCTACCCAAACCTTGACATTCCCAACCTTACGGAGATGCAAGCGGTCGACGTGTATTATAGCGATTACTGGGTGCTTTGTGGGAGCAGCGCTCTCCCTCGGGGCCTGGATCTGTGGGTCTTCGATTGCGCGATTAATAGTGGACCTGGCACTGCGGTGAGGATGCTGCAAGGGTGGCTGGGTGTGGCGCAGGATGGGAAGCTAGGGGCGATGACCGCGGCAGCGGCTCAGGCTAACGTCGAGCCGGAAGGATTTCTTCTAGCTCGACTTGCCGCGTATCAGAAGGATAAGAATTGGGAGAGATATAAGAACGGCTGGACGAAGAGGTTGTTTATAGTAGCGAGTGGGATTTGATAGTCAGCGCGCGAAGAGATAGACAGAGCCGGATTCAGGTTTCATAGCAACAAGTTTAGCTTGAATTAACCCGCGCATGAGGGCTTCGAAGTCTTCATAGCGCGGGACTACACTGCGGATTAGGTTGTAGGCCTCGTTCATTTCGATCTTGCGGCGAGACTGGATGAGTTCAAGTAACCGGTCGGAGGAGACGGATTCGGAGGACTTCCCCACGCGATCGAAGACTTTCGGCAGGTCTTCCTCGAGCAAAGTAAGTTCATGCTCTGCTGCCTCGAGATCCCCGGCAGAGATTACCAAGTCATCTGATCTCGACGCGGAAAGAATCATGGCGAGTTTGTGAATGTGAGTCTGTTTCCGTGCGACGTACCCACCGAAACGAGAATCGTCCATCAAGCCATTCCCCTTCGATGCAAAGTGGCGTTGGTACCAGTCCGTGCCCCAATCCACGGCCTCTTGCGTCATTCCAAACTCGCCCGATAAGGCAGCTATTACCGACAAGTCCTGGGTGAGATTTGCTTCCATCTCCGCAATATTCACACCAGCTACTGCCATGCCAGGATATGCTACGAAGTTCCGCTTCTCCTCTGCGTACACGAAAATGCAGCGCGACATAAAACCGCCTCCGATCATATACTCGGGAAAGTTCCCAGAAATCCACGCGGGGGTGGTACAGGCGATCATGTTGATCCATGGATTGATCACCTCGTCATTACCGGAGCCTTTGGTTTCTTTCCGAAAGGTTCCTTCTTTTCCATCCCAGAGACTGACAAGCAGGTCGACCATTTCTCGGTCTCCTGGTGCCATGAGATTTCCGAATTCTGAGGAAGCAATTGTAAGCGGGGACATGTCGAGTTCAGTGCCATCTGGCAGTGTAAATTTTTCGCCAGCACCTGCAAAAGACTTAACGAGGGCTTGCCAGGTAATGACATCTGGCCCGAACTTAACTCCGTCGACTTTCCTCAGAAGCGACATGGCTATTTCGGCAGTAGTGGATTTACTTACTATACCAGGAGGTGCTACTAAAATAATGTACTCGTTGGTGAACCACTTGAAATAGACCTGGTCTAACCATACTTTGCGACGAAGAGCTCCTGCTACCGCGGAAACGGCGCACCAACGATAGAACTTCGTGGGCGCTTCCCCGAATCGGGTATAGTCTTCAAACGCCTTTATCCAGTCGCCAAATATTCTAGCCATGATTAATGATCCTGATTGTTGCAATTCTCCTCATGGGTCAGCCATTCGCAGTTGTCTTTACAATAAGGACCAAGACTGTGTTTCCGGCTGATCTCTTTTCCTTCGGGCCTAGGCCCCATGTCTGCGAGAAAATTGGAGAAATCTTTCCATTTGTCGCATACGTAAATACCCTTTCCGCCGTACCACTTATAGCTGTCGTCGGCGGGAGTATCACATCGCCGGTGCATTGCAAGCCAAGTACTATACGTCTTGTCTCTTTTATTGGAGTATCCGTGTGAAGTATTGGATTTTTTGATTGCTTCTATGTTAAGGCAGCCACAAGACTTGCTTTTACCGGAGAGTATGTTATTGCGAAGTACTAGGCTTACAGTACCGCATTGACATCTGCACATAACATGCTTTGAACCTTGCCTTTCTTCGAGCACAGTCCATCGTTCGAACTGTTTGCCGAGTATTTCTTGAAATTTCATGAGCAGTCTCCCCAGGATTTCTCCGAAAATTTCAGCCCCACAGGCATAATGAAAGGGTCGGCGTAGGGCACCTCGATCGTGCAGAGCTCTCTTATCTTCGCTTCGCATTTTTCTCTATCCGCAGTCGGAAACACCCCAACAAGGGAGTCGTGGACTTGAATCTTAACGAATATGGACCAGTGATTTTCCTCCTCGAATTCGTCGAGGGCAACGAGTCCACGATTGATAATACAAGAGGTAGTTGATTGGCCAATCCACGCAACTGCCTCGTTGTAGATAGTACCTTCAATGCGCTCGAGGAATGTTCGTCTATATCCGAAAGCATTGCGCACAGTTCGAGTAGTATCCATTTGGCGCTTGATTCGACTGTGCCAGTCGGAAACTTCGGGACATTTCTTGAGGTACCATTCTTGTACTTTAATGCACTTCGCAACGTCAAGTCCGATTCGCCCTGCCATGTTGACAGCCTGGCCGAGATAGTTAGTTCCGTGACAGAGGGATTTGAATTGGGTGTACGCGGGTTCTTGCTTTTTGGAGAAACTTGGGTCATTGAAATACTCCTTGCCCATTTCTACATAAGGCTTTTTGCCTTCGCGGAAGCATTGTTTGAGGAAGGCACAGTCGGATTCCCAAGCCACCGTGCGGAGGTCGGCGGAATCGAGGTCCAGGTCGAAGTAGGTAAATCCGGATGGAGGTACAAACATACGTCTCACATTTGGCAGTTTCGGCTTCTCTTCATTCATGTGGGTACTCCTTTCGTTCGGAAGTTATCCCGCAGAGGTAGTCGACTGAAACGTCGAAGTACCGAGCGAGAGTGAGAAGGTTCCAGTAACCAGGCACTGTTTCTCCGTGTTCGTATAGGGATAGGAGACCTGGTGAAATCCCTGTAGAAGTCCCGACGGACTTGAGTGTGGCTCCGCGCTCGAGACGGAGCTCGATGACTCGTTTTGACACCAGACATATAGACATGATGGATTCACTTTTCTTTTCCTGGGATGTTTTGGAGATTCATTCCGGAGCCGAATGCGTTTTCCGCCGACGAGTAGCGTAATGTTACGGTGCCAGCAGGATTGAAAAAACACCGCACGAGACCATCACCGTCCCTACAATCGCCAAGGAAAGTACTGCCGTAAACACTAACGCTGCGGTAGTTAAGAATCGCATCGACGAGTGGTCGGACGAGTGGCTCTCTCTGGGCGACTCGGTTAAGGCATTCATCGTCGCAGGAAGGCTGCCGGACTTTACCAGGCGCAGCTTTCTTCCCGCGTTTGTACTCGGGCCGGAGTTGGAGGTGGCCATAGAAAAACTCCTTCATTTGTTTAGGAGACTTTGGGTTAAGAGGCATGCCGGCCATGAACTCGATTTCGGCGAGAAGCCAGAGACCATAGGTGTGAAGTTCATGTTGGAGCTGCGCGCGGAGGCTTTCATCTTGCTCGAGTCCGCGCTCCATCATTCTGAATGTAGCCCACCACAGTCGCATCTGGAAATCATACTGTTCATCCAAGCCGAGGCTCCGTACAACGCCGTCAAGTGCCTCTGAACATTCGTATGTGCGGACGCAATCTTCACAGTTATATCGCCAGAGGATACGCTCGTCCATGTTTTTAGCCCATGTCTTCCCGTCCTCTTTCCAGAAACGGTAGTGCTCGCAATACATCGACGCAATGAAGTCAAGACTTTTCGGAAGTCCGAGGAAGCAAACATGCTGCGCGAGCATTGTGTCCCGGCGTAGCCGAGGAACGAAATACATGAACCGATGGATGTACTGCGCATCGTAGAGAAAGTTTTGTCCTTCAACTTCAACGTTAGGATGTGTGAGGAGCTGGTAGAGCAAGAACGTAATTTCAGCCTCCTCCTCGAACGACCAGTAGCCATTTGGGTTCCCTGATTTCATGAGGGGGATGCAGAGTGCATCAGTTTTAGACCAAGCAAAACCAATGCAAGCAGTATGATAATTGCGGGTCTCAATGTCAACTGCCAAACGGAGGGGGCCTTTGTCCAGGCGCTCCATGAGGTAGTCGATGACGTTGGTGACTTGGGTGAAGGAGGGAGCGACGAGGAAGTTCTGGACGAGCTTGGGAACGCCGTCTTGCAAGATTCCTCGAGCGCGACGGAAATCCTGGATACAGACTCGTCGTAGGTTGAATTGGCGCAGGACTCCGGCAGGGTTATAGGTTGGGATGACGGTGCACTGGTGTGGTCCGAGAACGTTGTCGAGGATGCTTCCGCGCCAGTTTCCAATCCCCCACTCGCCGGTGAGGAAGAAGAGAGCTGCGTTACCCAAGGCCAAGATGAGTGTAGGCTTGACTTCGAGTATTGTTTCTTCCAAGGCACGGACCCCTGCGTAGAGATCTTTTGCAATGACGCGCCCATTGTAGCGTATTCCACCGCGGGATTCAAGCTCGGCTTCCTGAGTCTTTGTAGAGGCGATCCAGTTATTAATGTCACCGCCTGGGGGGCGGAGGAAAGCCACGTTAGTCGAGGCATAGTCAGCCATCCTAAGCCCGGCTTCTCCGAGCATGAGAGCGAGTTCGATTCCTGAGAGTCCTACGAAGGGCTGCCCCTGGGTTAGTTCTTCCGCGCC